TCTCCAGCAGCTCGGATTGGTTCACGCTCAGCCAGCCCAGCAACGGCACCATGACGCTGTCGGGGTGACCGGCGTAGTCGGTGAGGATGACCTGTAAATCAAAGCTGTATTCGAACGACAGCGAGGCAGCCGCGGTGCAGCGGATTTTGCCGTTGTCGATGAAGATCAGCAGCCGGTCGGGGTTGTGCTTGAGTTCGGCCACTGTGCTCAGCAGATGGGCGCGCAGGCTTTCTGGTTTGTTCATAGGGCCGCCTTTTGGTGGTTGAACACCATGTCTACCTGGCCCGCGCATTCAGCCCAGGCGGCTTCGATGCGGTCCTGGTCGGTGAGTTGATCGCCGTTATTGAGTGGGCTTGTCGCCGGCAGGGTGCAGGGCACCACGGCCGGACAGCCACTGACGATAAGCGTCGGCGCCGGTGAGGGTGGGGCGCTCGCGCAGCCGGCGAGCAAGCTCAGGCAAAGGCTGGTCAGTCCAGCTGCGAAGGTCTTCGTTTTCACGTTTCAGCGCCTCGATGGTTTGTTCGCGCTTTGCCAGGCCTTGGCGCAGCTGATCCTGCTGGGTTCGCAGGGCAGCCTGGGCGGTGCGCTCGTCGTTCAGGGTGTTTTGCAGGGTGCTGAGATTGGCGCGAAGCCTGTCAGCTTCATCGCGGGCGATTTTGGTGTCCTTCCCCGCGAGTTCGGTATTCTTCTCGGCCACGGTGATGCGTTGCTCTTGGCCCCAGATGAGCAGTGCCAGGGTGCCCAGCAGGGCGATGCCGTACAGCGCCTGGCGTAAGGTACTCATGCGCGGTACCAGCCCAGTTTGTTCATGTCGCCGACGTCCATCAGCTCCACCGGACCTCGCACGATGACTACCCGGCAACCAGGTGTCATATAGGCCAGGGCTTCGCACAGCAGCTCCATATCGGCTTGCTCAGTATTTTCCGGCACCACCAACAGGTTGCCGTCCTGGACATCCAGTTTGCGCACCGCCTCCAGATCGATCATGCCGCCACCGCCTGGCCGCAACCGCACTCAGCGTGCCGTTCATAGGCCCGCTGGAGCTTGATGTCGTACAGGTTCCGCTGGTAATCCGGGCCGTTGTAGAGCTTGGCGAATTCGGCCCATTTACGGCCTTTCAACGCCTTGTGCAGCACCGGGTCGGTCTGGATGAAACGCACGAAGGCGGCGAACTGTTGAGACTCGCCTGCGCTCATGTCCTCGACTAGCGCTTGCACGCTGGCATAGCCCAGACGCTGCCAGTGAAAGCCCATGATCTGGAACGCGCCCCAGGAAGCGGATTCCAGCGCGGCGGTGTCGTCGATCAGGCGCGCATGGCCCAGGCGTTGATGCTCAGCAGTGCCGCCGGCATAGCCCCCGGACTTCGGATTGACGATGGCCGGATTGGCGGCGGCCAGCTGGTCGGCGTGGCGCTTGAGTTCGTCGAGGTTGTCGCCTTCATGGCGCGGCGTGGCGAGCTGGCGGTACATGATGTGCCGCTCGAACAGAATCACCGGCTTGCCATTCGCCAGGAAGCCCTTGCCCTTCGACTCAACCTCGTTGACGGCATAGACGCTTGCCAGCGGTACGTCGAGGATCTGCGCGGCCTGCACCAGGTCTTCGTTTCTCAACAGGAGCTGACAGTCACCGCCGCCCAGGCTGGCCTGTGTCTTTTCGCCGGCAACGCCATCGGCGACCAAGCCGACTTTCAACTGATACGCCCGCACGGCGGCCTCGGTGGAATCGCCATAGTCGCCATCCACCACCAGCGCGGCGCCGTGGTCGTTCAGGTTTTTTTGCAGGATGCGCACCGCCTGGGAGCGGTCGCCGTGACGCAACGTGATGGTCATGCGCTGGGCCTCAACAGGGCGGCGACGTTGCCGCGAGAACGAAAAATCAGGGTGCACAACAGCACCGTGGCGACGGCGTGCCAAAGGCTTACCGGCGGCCGGTACAGAATGATTTCCAGGCCACATAGGCACAGGGAGGCGCCGAACAGGCTGGCGAGCAGCGAGATACCCCGGCGAAACCGTGCTGCGCCTCGGCTGTAGCAAGCCAGGCGCAGGGCGCTGAGCAGATAGGCCAGGGCGGTGGTCAGGGGGATGATCAGTTCGATGGTGAGCATGCTCAGCTACCTCCTCTGATACGTCTCACGATTTCCCAGAGGTCGGCCTTTTCCACCCACACCATGGCTTTGATGCTGATCGGGATGATGACCAGGGCGCAGCCGAACGCCGCGCCGCCGCTGGTAAGAAAGGGCATCAGCTGCAACGCCATCGGCGCAAACAAGTAGCCGACGCCAGCGGACAGAAACAGCGAGCCCAGCCGCTGCCAGACCTTGAGGTCATGCTTGGTGCTGGTCACCAGCCAGGCACCGAGCAGGGCGCCAAACAGGGCTTCGCCGTCGATGATTGGCATGGCGGTCGCCAGGCCGAGGCCCATGACAACGCCAGTCACGGCGCTGGAAGTCGGATCAGCCATGGCGCGGGGTTCCTTGGTTGGAGGTGGTCAGTCCCATAGGTTCACCATCTGCCGCTGTGGGGCGGCCGTCTGGGCTTCGGGCATTTGCACGGCCAGGCCTTGGGGCAGGATCGGCCCGTAGTCCGCCAGACCGGGGTTGGCTTCGAGTACCGCTTCGGTCACGCCGGCAGTGCGGCCGTAGTGACGCCAGCACAGGGCATCAACGGTGTCGTTTTGAAAGGCGCGGACAGTGACGGGCATCAGATCAACTCCACGGTAGTGCGGTTGATGCCGAGGAAGTCACGCACCGCCCAGCGCAAGTCGCGGCGGTAGTCGTCGATATTTGGCGTGAGGTCTTCGGCGTTCTGGTTGCCGCTGTTGGTGCTGTCGTAGGAGCGGTAGCGCTCGCACACTTCGGCGCCGGTGGCGGCTTCGATGGCGCGGCGATACAGGTGAACCAGGACGGTTTCATCCTCGATCTGCTCGCTTGGGACATCAGCTAATTTCGTGTAGCCAGCAGCTTCTTGCTCGGTACGCCACGCTTTGAACTCGTTATGAACGCCGATGAGTGCCGTGATCACTGCTGTTTTCAACCTGGGCGTGGTCACGCTCGGGTCAATGCGTAGGGTGGCGCGTAACTCATCCAAATCAATCGACGGCCAAAAGGTAGAGGTGTTGATGCTGCCGCTTTGTACGGTGCCGTTGGCTACAAACGCACTCATGACAAGTGCCCTCTGTTATCAATGCGGGCGACGGCACGTAGGATCTGCTTACGAGTGAACTCGGGGTGCTCAGCGCAGAGGCGATCCATCGTCTGGCGAGCGTTTCGGTTCACCAGCGCAAACTCGTGGCGGGTCGCGGGCATGATGCCGTCGCGCAGGACCGGGCCGGTGCACACCGTGCGGTCATAGGTTTCGACCTCGGTGACGTACTGCTGGGCAAGATCCAGTAGGCGCTGTTCCGAGTCAGAAAGCCTAACTTCACACTGATAGAGGTTGGCAAAAGCAGTGTTCATGACTGTTCCGATAGGTCGCCGGTGGTCGGGGCTTCACGTTCAGGAGGAGCGGCCTGGCCGATCCGCCCCGAGCCGGCGGGGTGCGTGGGGACGCTCGGTTAGCCGGCAGGGCCGGCAAGTTTGTTGAGCAGGCGTTCGGCCCGCTCCAGATCTTTCTTGCCACCGCAGGCGTCGTGCATAGCGATGGCTTTTTTCAGCAGATCCACACCGGCCTGAAGCTTGCCGGGTTGGCCCGGGGCCTCTTCGGAGATGCCGTCCAGCGTGGCGCGGCCCATGGCGAGAAACAGCTTGGCGCGGGCCTGGTCGGGCATGTCTTCGGCATCGGTAAGTTCGGCGGTGCGATGCAGAATTGCCAGGTCGAACGGTTCGCCAACCTTCTGGGCCTTGAAGGCTGCCGTGGCGACTTCCTCGGCGACCAGGCAGCCCAAGGTGCGTGCGAAGCGGTCGGGCATAACCATCTTGTGTTCCAGCACGTAGGTCGCGATGTCGAGCCCACCGGTGAAGTCGCCAGCGTCGAAGCGCCAGACCATGATGGTGGTCAGGACCTCGTCCTGGGCGCCCTGGCCGCCTTCCAGCACACCTTGCACATAGGATTCATAGCTCGGCAGCAACTGGCGCTTGAGTTCGGCCTTGCCCTGGTTGGACTGGACCTGTCTCAGGCGCAGGCGGTCTTGCAGCAGTTGATTGAGCTGGTGCTCGTAGGCCGTGGCGCCGGCCATGGTTTGGGTAGGTTCGGTCGCTGCCGCTTCGATGGCGGCAGTGACACGTTCAAAGTGACGGCGGCAGGGGTTGGTCATGATGGCCGCCTCAGTTCAGGGTGATGTTTTCGGCCATGGCCGCGCAGCCCAGGTCTTCGATGACGTAGCTTTCATTCACCGATTCGTAGTTCTCGATGCGGTCGCGCTTGGCGTTGTCCACCACGGTGCGGCGGCGGGTGCCTTCCTGCCAGTACAGCGACAGGTTATCCAGACGGGTGACCAGCAAGCCGTTGGCCGGGAAGTGCGGCACACGCACCGCCGGCAGGTTGCCGAGGCGCTTTTGACTGGTGACGATGTCGGCCGCCAGCATTTCGGTCGGCGCCTGGGTCTTGTTGATGATTGGGAAGTACTTGTCGGCCAGCAGTTGGCGACCGCAGATGACCACCAGTTCGGTGTCCTCCTGATACCAAGGCTCGATGAACTCATTGACCATGCTGACGACCAGGGCGTCGATGTTTTCAAAGTCCTTACCAGCGCCGATTTCAATTTTGCCGCTGCCGGCCACCACCTCATCCAGAACCCGGGCAGGGTTCTCCAGGCGCATCTTCTGAAGCCAGCCGATGTTGACGTCCTGCAACAGCGGGTTGGTGACCGGGTTGGATGTCGCGGCGCGGCTGATGCCGTTCCAGCCAATCATGATCCGGTTGAGGGCCTGGGCTTTGATGATGGCGTCGCGGATGCGTGCCTGGAAGTCCTTAAACTTGGCCCACTGGTCCAGCTTCTGATAGCGCAGACCGGTATCGAAGTTGGTTTGGGTGCAGGTGTACCCACGGTCGTCCAGACCGCTCGGGTCACGGGGCTCGCGGTCTTTGACGGTGGTGTCGGTGGTGCTGGCGATGGTGCCGTCGATGCCGATGCCAATCTTTTCACCCGATTGTTCCTGGACGCCATAGACGTTGATGGCGCTGAGGAAGGTGCTGGATTCCTGAATGCGGGTTTCCAAGGTCTGGGCGACGCTTGGGTCTGCGGTGAATTTGGTGGTGACGTCAGTCACACCGTGCAGTTGCGCCAGTTGTTGCAGGTAGGCGTTGAACAGTACTCGGGTGTCGTTACGCATCTTGATCGTCCTTCATGATTCGGGGCTGTGGTGGGGCTGACAATCAGCAGTCGGTCACGACCAGGTCATTGCCGCCGGTAACTGGCGGGCGCGTTTTCTGGCTGTGGTCCTGGGTGGTGGAGAGCTTGGTTTTCAGCTCTGTGAGTTCCGTGCTGACCTGGTCGAGCCGGGTTTTCAGCCCCGCTGAAAATTGCTTTTCAGCAGCCAGTTGGTCGGGCAGATCCTTGACGTGTTCGGCGATGGCTTCGACGGCTTCGCCGATCTGGGCGAACTCGGTGTCGTCCTTGGCCTGCTTGCCCGTCAGCAGCTCTTGCACCTTGTTGAACAGCTGGGCGCCGATACTGGGCTTCTCTTCGATTTCTTCGAATTTCAACTCGGTTTCCACCGCCTCGGTAAACATCGACGTTGCCGAGTAGTGGCGATCCTTGAAGGGGCTGGCGTCAGGTTTCTGCGCAGAGAACGCCAGGACGTCGGTGCCCAGGCTGGCGGGCGAGTCAGTGACCGCCAGGCCGACGATGTAGGCCTCGCCGGTGTCGGCAAAACTGTCGTCGATTTCGATGGAGGTGTAGATCTTCTGTTTCGCCTTGTTCATGGCGATCAGCTCGGGGGTCGGCTCAACCTGGGCGAACAGGGCCAGTTTCTTCTGGCCGTTGATGTCTACCTCTTCGGTTTTCACTGCCAGCACGTCGCCATAGGCCTTGAACGGGCTGTCGGGCAACAGGCTGCGGAAGTGCTCCAGCCAGATACGGGCGCCGTAGGTGGACGGGTTGAAGTTCTTGGCGGCCTGTTCCAGCCAGCTGCGTTTGATGGTGCGCTTGTCCGAAGTAGCGCCCTCGACGGCGACGCGGAACCAGTTGCTGCGAAACTTCTTCATGCCGGGAATCCTCAGTGCGTGGGGCGCCTGCTGGGTTGAGCAGTGCGTTGCAATGAGGGGCATGGTCGTCACGGGCGCGAGCGGCGGCAACGAGACGGGACTGTAGGCGGGGAGGGTACAAGGGGCGACGCTATTGAGTCGCCGCCGTGGGCGGCAGCATCTCGGCCATGACGACGACCACCCTGCTGCCTATCGATCCGCGACGCCAATCCAAGTTCCTGTACTGGATGGGTTGGCGCATCTGCGAGATTGCCGAGGCTACGGGC